GTTCAGCCAAAACACCCCGCAAAATACGATTAACAAATACACAGATCGCTCTCGCCAAGCGACTGGGCATTTCGAATGAAGTGTACGCGGCGCAACTTATGAAGGAGAAGCAGTAATGTCAACTCGAGCCCCAAGGGAAACTCAGACCCGCGAAAAAACTGAGCGCAAAAAATCATGGGCCCCAGCTTCTCGCGTTCCTGAACCGCTCAAAAGCGATCAATACTCGTATCGGTGGATTCGGACATCAACACTTGGTCAAGCAGACAACACAAATGTGTCTGCGAAGTTCCGGGAAGGATGGGAACCAGTTCCAGCTAGTGAACATCCTGAGCTACAAGTAATGTCTGATATTGACTCTCGGTTTGAAGGAAACGTCGAAGTCGGCGGACTCTTGTTGTGTCGCAATGACAAAGAGAACGTCGAAGCCCGGAACGAACACTTTCGTGATGTGGCACAACGGCAGATGGAATCAGTGGATAACAACTACCTTCGGGAGAATGATCCACGGATGCCAATGTTAAAGCCGGAGCGCTCAACGAAGGTGTCATTTGGTAGCGGCAACTCCTAGTAAGTTACTACGAAGGGGTGCCGCAGTAAGACATTTAAGGAGATAAATATGTCTGCAACAGCCGCGCCCTTCGGACTCCGTCCGATTGGTCGTCTGGACAATGGCTCACTGGAGGTTTTCCGCCAGTACCCCATTGCTTCAGGCTATGCAACGAATATCGCAGTAGGCGATATCGTGCAATTGGTTGATGGTGGTACTGCCACTACAATCGAAAAGCAGTCTGGTACAGGTGATACTTCCACAGAAATCGACATGGTCGGTGTTTTCTTGGGATGTAAATATACTGATCCAAATACTGGACAATTAACCTTTAGTCAGTTGTGGCCTGCAAGCTTAACAGCTTCAGATGCTATGGCTTATGTTGTTGATGATCCAAACGTATTGTTTGCTATCCAGTCAGATGCCGCACCAGCTAACACTGGTGACATCTATGGTAAGAACATCGCGTTGGTACAAACTGCACCAAACACTACACTGAAAATTTCTCGTGTAGCGGCAGATATCAGCACTTTGTCAACTGATCCTCAGTTACCGATCCGTATCATTGATTACCTCGGTGGCGATCAGGGCGATGAGAAAGGAACAACTTACCCAATCTTGGTATGTAAGTTCAACTATCATCAGCATTCATCAACAACTGGCTCAGCATAAGGGGACTGAATAATGGCTATTACTCGCGCCCAGCTCCTCAAGGAGCTATTACCGGGTCTTAATGCACTGTTCGGTCTTGAGTACGATAAGTACGAAAACGAACATGCTGAGATCTACGAAACAGAAAATTCAGAGCGTTCTTTCGAAGAAGAAGTAAAGCTCTCTGGCTTTGGTGCCGCACCAGTTAAGCCAGAAGGTTCTGCGATTTCTTATGACAGCGCACAAGAATCTTTTGTTGCTCGTTACAACCACGAAACAGTTGCAATGGGTTTCTCTGTCACTGAAGAAGCGATGGAAGATAACCTGTATGACGCACTGTCAGCTCGTTACACCAAGGCACTTGCTCGTGCAATGGCGTACACCAAGCAGACTAAGGCGGCATCATTGCTGAACACTGGTTTCGATACGTTCCAGTCAGGTGACGGCGTAACTCTGTTTAACGCTTCACACCCAACTGTATCTGGTGGTGTCAACTCAAACCGCCCATCAACTGCGGCCGACCTCAACGAGACTTCTCTTGAGCAGGCAGTAATTGATATCGCGGCTTACACAGATGAGCGTGGTCTTTTGATCGCGGCACGTCCTCGTAAGTTGATCGTTCCACCTGCATTGATGTTCGTGGCAACTCGTCTCCTAGAGACAGAGCTCCGTGTCGGTACTGCTGACAACGACCTCAACGCACTCCGTTCTAATGGGTCAATCCCAGAAGGCTATCGTGTCAACCATTACTTGACTGACAACGATGCGTTCTTCTTGACCACAGACGTACCAAACGGCATGAAGCACTTCGTGCGGACTGCAATGCAAACGTCTATGGACGGCGATTTCGACACAGGAAACGTTCGTTATAAGGCTCGTGAGCGTTATAGCTTCGGCGTATCCGATCCACTCGGAATCTACGGCTCTCC